TTAAGTCTAATAAAAAAACATTCAGAGATAAACAAGAACTGACAAATCAGTTCGGCGTTACTATGAATTAATCTTTAGATTCTTTTTTCTTCTTATCTTCTACGGTCTCGACCGCTTCTTCTTTTATTTGTAGTCCAGCTATTTGGGCTTTTAACTGTGTTATAGTAACTCGATATCCTATGATAGCAGTTTCTTTTTCTTGTAATTGATTTACAAGATCATTCACAATTATCTGTTCATTGGTTGGTTGTTCACTCATGTGGTTCTCCTTGTTGGTTGTTAATAAACTATTTCTTTACTAATGATCCACCAAAATACAGACCGATAATTGCCGCCACTAAATTAGTATCAAGTGGTGTTATTACAATACCTGGTGCCGCCATTGGTACCCATTTCATTATCTCTTTACCTTCTGTAAAGAATAAAAACCCTGGTTTAAACTCAAGATATCCTACTATTATTTGTACTTCTGGTGCAAATATAGGAATAAGTTTAGGTAATACAACAATAGAAAAGATTGCAGTCAAGGCAATAATACGTCTTGTCCATTGAAACCCTGTGTTCTCATATTCTCTCGCCGATTTAAAACCTTCTTGTTGAACAGCATTTCTTTCTATAAGAAGTTTTTGTTCTGATTCTTTAGCTTTAATTTTCTGTGACCATATACTCATGACTCCACCGAGAACAGTGGAGCCAAGCATGGTAATCATTTCGAATGGAATGCCCATTAGTTGATAATGATTCCTATAATAACTACAATACCTACTGCAATTATAATTTTAGTTTTCTTTTCAAGACCCATAAACCAGTCTTTAATTAGTTTTACTTTTTCCATTTGTTTTCCTTTTCTTTTTAGCAACGCCAATAGTTTTATTGTTTAACATCTTTGCTAATTCTGCAAAGCTTATTTGTTCTTTTTCTTTTGACATCTTTAGATTTCTTTCCAACTGTCGGTCAGAGAATCTTCTGTTATTTTTTCATGATTACAATTGCAACACTGACATGAAGAACAACTACTGCCGTTTGAGCAGTGACATTCGTGTTCACATCGTTTGCATTGTGCCATACTATTCTTTCTTACCTTCTTCGGTTGGTTCTACTTTAACTGCATCGCCACCTATCTTTACAGATGGCACATCAAACTCTGGGTATGGAATATCAAACCCTTGTTTAATCTCTTCTTGTTTTTTGTCGTTCATAAAGTCTCCTATTATACCAAATAAAGGGGGCACTTGCAAGGATTTACTTCCATTGTACCCACTCAGATTTTGGCTTTTTACTTAGTGCTTGCTCAGAAATTACAGGTAATTGAAAAGTTATGCCATACTTAGGGTGTGTAAACCATAAAGCTTGGCGTGGCTCTTCAAAAGAAAACCTGTTACTCATTGCATATTCATCATAGCCTTTAAGTGATCCATTAACTATAATACCTTTTAAAGATAAGTACTGATGCCAATGACCCATGATAACATAATCAACTGGCTTCTTGTGTGTAGCATACTCAGTCTTAACTTTAGAAACTCCTCGAGCAATCGGACCTAACATACCAACTACTCCACTGCCCCCCTTAACTCCAAGCCTATCACCGTGAGTTAGTAAATAACTAACATCATATATTTTGTAATAAGCATCAAAGCCAAATGGTATTTGAAATTGTACTCTAGTATCTTTAGCATTGACATAATGTTTCTCAAGCATAGTGTATAGCATCCAGTCAAAACTAGTTGCCGCCGCTTGCTTGTGTCTATATTGTCTAAACATTCTACCATGATTACCAAAGGCACACGGTACAAATACTTTACCAAATACATCAGCTAGTGAATCAATTGCCCATGTTAAATGGTCAAACAATTCAAGTACATGTTCTATGTTAGTACCATCATTTGTTTCTGCTAGTTCCTCATGTATGTGGCCAGATATCATATCACCACCCAAGGCAACTACAATACCAGGATACTTAGGATTAACCATGTGGTTAGTACATAAGTCTATAGTAGATTCAATAGTAGACTTAAGTCTAGACTTAGCTATAGCTCTATCAAATTTGTTTAGATTGTTTACTTCATCTGGATTAACTACCTCACCCCAGTGAAAGTCAGATAAAAATAATGTAGGTACACCAGGTGCACCATGTGCAGGTGATGCTTTAGTTAACCATTTAGGTGGTTTAGCTGTACGATTATGTAATTTAAATACCGTCTTTCTTATTTGTTCTGCTGTAATATTGTCTAAGGCTAACTCTTTAACTTGAGTTTTTAACTCTTTGATTTGTCTATCGTATAACATCTTCTGTTCTACTAACGCCGCAGAGGTGTCGGGGGCATTCACATTTGGTGCAATCCCTTCTCGTTCTGCAGTATCTAATCTACCGATTAAAGTGGTACGTGGTATGCCTAATTCCTTGGCCGCTTCTGCTTTGTTACCCTTAGCTAGTACCACTGCATTAACTGCCTCTTGTATTTTGTCTATCATATATGTTCTCCTATATTATTTTTTGACATCAGAATCATTTACGATTCTACCGAAACTATCTACAACAGCACCTTCGGGTGCACTCTTTAAAGTTCCGTCGTTGTGGTAAGCAGGTGCTACAATTCTGTATACCAATTCTTGTGGAGGATCGGATGGCATGTGTGTACCAGACCATTCTCCAGTTCTTTCGTAGCGTCTTATCTCAGCTAGATCACTCTTCGCATCTAGGTAAGTTCTGTAATGTACAGCATGGTCTTTATCTCTTTGACCTAATCTTCTTGATAGTCTGTATGCAGCAGACATGGCTTCAGTTTTATCTTTCTTCCATTTGTCTAATGTCTTTTGATCCACTTCTTCTGGTGGCTTGCTTGTCGATGGGTAGTTTGGGTGGTACTTCATTTTATTCTCCTGTAAAAGCTAGGGGCAAATCAAAATTATTACATTTCAATTCGCCCCTTGTGCCCCCCTAATTGCATATTATACACTAGGAGGGGCGTTAAGTCAAGGGTTAATTTGACGATATATCAACTATTTCACACACTCCAGAACTGCAGGCTAACTCCTGTGATCCCGTTGTATTGTCTTCTTCTTCGTAGTTACTTAGCTCTGCCCAATCTATATGTTGTGGCATTAATTTAATTGCGTCTAGATATTCTTCTTTAGTTATATCTTGATATGGTGCTTGTTGATATACATGTTCTGAATGTGGTAAGAAACTAACACCAGATATCTCATCGAAGTGTTCGTATACCCAAGCCCCTACTTCTAACCATTCGTGTTCTCTTACTGATACTGTGCATGAAGGTTTGTGTTCACACCAATATCTTTGATACATTAACCACGTTTCTAATTGATCGATAGCTGTTAAATCATTTCTAGTTATGCAACCGTCTGGTGCTTTCATAGGAAAAGAAAACACAACTACTGAATCTGGTTTAGTTATGTCTGGTTCATGTGGCATACCTTTCTCAATCATCAAAGTTGTTAAAGGATCTTTCTTATCACCGCGCACTGTACGTATATAGTATTGACTATGTCTGCTATGAATACCAGAAGCACTGTCAACTAATTGACTTACAGTACCAGATGGTTTAACACAAGTGATAGCTGTTGATTGTGGTATACCTAACTTCTTAGAAAATTCTTTATTAGTATCAACTGCTTCTTTGCGTAGACGCATTAAGAATTCTTTGTTAGGATTACTAGTAAGTTTGTTATCCATAATACCTGTCAGTGATACACCAAGTAATCTTTCTTCTTCAGTATTTTGTATCCACTGTTTACGTAGATATTTAAAATCAGTAAAGGTAGATTGGAATGTACCAAGGATAGTTGCGGCTCTTACTTTGGCTAAAAGATCTTTCTCACTATCCGTTGCACGGATAACTACCTCAGTTAAATTACAGAATTGATATGGTCGTAGTATAATTTCTGAGCAAGGATTAGTACCGAAGTCCCATTCAGAATCTCGTCTACCATTCTCTGCTGCTTTGTTTTTGGCGGCTTGCCTATTAAAAATGCCCCGCTCACCAGACTTAGAATCATATAAACTCTTCCACTCATTTATGAACACAGACATATCTGGCTTAGAAGTATAGGCCGCTGAGTTATTAGAGAGGGCACGTTGCCCTTCATCTTGCCACCATTGACCAGTCTTAGCTCCACGCATTCTATCATCTTGTAAGTTACTGAGAGATATCAAAGCAGATCTTCTTACTCCACCTACTACAACAACCTCACCAACTTTACATACAATGTCATGACACTCTAATGAATTAAGTTTTCTACCTATTGCATTCTTAAATGTTTTAATTGTAAACTCAAATAAATTTATCAAAGGTTGTGGGCCACTTGCTCGCCCCCCAAATGTTTTTAAACGTGAGCCAGCTGGACGCACTCGGGATACATCTATCTTAGGAACTTGTCCAGAATAAAGTACAGCAACTAATTCTCTAAATGATTTTGCCCAACCAGCTTTACTATCTTGCACTACAATAATAGTATCAGTATCTTCAAACTCTTCAGCAATGACTGGTAACTTTTCTATGTTACTACGTTCTACTGAGAAGCCTACACCTGTGCCACATAAAAGAATATACATAACTTCATCAAAGGATCTAACATGATCTATTGGTATGTAACTACAATTATATCCAGCAGTATGGTCTCTATCTAATGCAGGCCCAGCAGTCATCAATGCTCTCATTGATGGCATAACTTGTAATGATAATATGGAGTTAGTTAGTTCAGATTTTATTTTAGGATTTAATTTATATTTAAAGTTACTATCTAGATTGTCAGATACAAAATCTACATATCTGTTAACAGTCTCTGGCCAAGACTCCCTACGTTTTTCATCATCTATAAATCTGGCGTACCTAGAGGTATGTATAAATTGTTGGTATTCAGTAGGCAGATAGTTATTGGTCATTAGATTTCCTCTAGTTAAATTTTGTTAATGTGATGAAAGAACATTATAACATATTGGTGAAGGTCTGTCCACAACATTATGCAAATGTTCTCAAATATAATGTAGATAAGTCTTGCTTATAGATGTCATCTAATTCATCTATAATAACTCCCTTGGTTTTAGGGTTTAAAAATTTACATACTTGTACCATAATGATATTAGTATTTGGATATAGGTGTTCTACTATAGGCTTATATAGATAGCGAAGCTGTACTTCAGCTACCCTCCTAGATTTTAACTTACATTCTAGTATGATTAAATCTTTTACATCACCATGTGGTAGGATTAATATATCAGATTGACAATAGCCTACACCTCGTCTGTCTTCATACTGATACCACTGTCCATGTAATACATTTTCATCACCGTAGATTGCTTTCATATAATTAGCTACTTTATTTTCATAGAGCACGCCAGCTCTCTTCACGCCTGTTAACCTTGGAGAGGGTATAAACACAGGACGTTCATCGAGAGCTTTCGCCCATCGCAACTTACTGATTACTAAGCGTCTTTTCGACATGGAAAAACCACATTCCCTTCGACTTTTATGTAACCAGAATCTTCCATAGCCTTGATAGTTTGTTCTAACTCTCCAGGATTTGGAACCTTACGTAGCAATTCTCTTTTAAATAGCTTCATCAACATGTGACTTCTGCCGTTATTAAATAGTGTACCATGTAACCATGTTACCATGTCATGTGCAATGCGTCCAGTTCTGCCCATACCAAAACCTTCCAAGGCTTTAGGCATTTGTTTTTCTGCCGCAAACATTATTTCTTTTGTAAACTCCCAGTCTTCCAACATAATCTTACGAGTACTTCTGCGTGAAGCAGATACTGCAATAGCAATCTTAATGAAGTGAGATACTCTACGTTGTACGTACTCTGATAAATGATTATCGGTAGGCTCTGGTGGTATACCAGCTTTTATATCTTCGTCAACAATTTTAAATGCATCCTCATCAAAGGACATAGGCCCGTACATTTTAGCTATGTCAGCCAGATCTTCACGCAAGTTATTGACAGTATTGTCACTGACTCTTTCTTGTATTAATGATTGTGGTATGCGATCGCCATCATAGTAGATAGGTAACATACGAGATAACAATCCTTGAGATCGTGCATCTTCTGGTAGGTTATCTACAAATTGTTCTGGTGTAGCACAAGCTAGCCAATTAAGACATGGGCCTTTGATTATATATTCACCAGAGGTTTTAGTCTTGTGACTGTACTCTGCTTTGGAATCCCACATATCTGTCATAAACATTTGTAAATATCGCTCATGCCTGCCCATAAAAGTACCAAACTCTGAGGTAACTAAAGTCACAGATGAATCATAGAACTCATCCATTGCAGGAGAAGATAAACGTAAATCTAATCTAGTAATCTTAGTCATATCCACCGCTAATTTTTCTGGTGTGATTCTATCTTGTACTACATACAAAGGATAATTACGTAAGCCATACTGATCTAATCCAGAGTTAAAGTTCTGATCATCTTCAGTAGTACCTATTGGTGTAGTTAATTTACTGAATACTTTTGTGAATGGTAAGATTAAACTTACTGATTTGTTTCTGCCAGGTGGGGCAATTAAAACTATAAAGTTATTAGATCTGATATCATAGTTAGCCATCGGATACCACACACGTCTGCCCATAGCTCCAGCTACAGCACTTAACGCACTCCACTGTGCAAAAGGTTTAGGTATCGGACTACCTTTGATAGCATCTGCTGATGCTTGTATGAAGTCTGTATAATTTCTACTCATGTGGTTTCCATTTCTTCATGTGCTTCCAATCGAGACCTGTCTCACAATCAGAAGGGATTATCATTTCTCTACCATTTACTTGCATAGGATTCTTCATACGTGCTAGTATCTTGGGTATAACCTCGGCTTCTTTACCGATAGGAAACTGTCCTAAGATTGCATCATGTACCTGTCCAAGTATTTCTACCTTATCATCTTTTAATTCATCCCATACACGGTACAAACCTACATTTAGTAGATCACCAATAGTAGATTGTGGTACGTAAGCAATAGCTTTACGCAATGTAGTAGCTTCATCTAGTCTACCCCAGAATTGTCTACGTCTACCTAGTGGTGTAGTAAGTGTGCCTTCTAGTTGCAACTGCTTCGCAGTATCATCGTGCCACTTACGTATCCCTGGAAATGCTCCGTGTATTCTGACTAAGGAAGATGGGCCAGTCCCTATTATCGTGCCCCCATCAATTAGTTCTTGGAAACCACCTTCCTTATCCTGTTTGTGCCATCTCTCCAGTGATGACAACGCAATCACTCCACCGTAGTAAAGTAATTGAAACCTTGTAGCGTGTGAGATCTTTATCTTTAGATGTCTGCCTAAAGATGTAGCTGATAGACCATAGTTAGTACCATGTCCTGCTCGCTTACACATGTCTCTGTAACTGAAGTGTCCTATGTATGGACGATCAGCCAGCTCTCTATTCTGTGCAAGATCAGAAGACCAACCCATATTAGGCCATACCATTTTAACTACTTGGGTATGTAAGTCCTCACCTTCACACGCATTAATGTATCCCTCATCTCCAGCAACATAAGCTGTAACCCTAGACTCCGCCTGTTCTAAGTCAGCATAAAATAATACATTGCCTTCATCGGGTACAAATATTTCCCGCATGTCTTTTGTTATATTCTGTAGATTAGTTCCTGTACCCCAAGGGCTTTCTGAACTTGACCATCTGCCAGTCTCAGTTCCTGCTACCTTGAATGAAGTACGTAACCTACCATCGGAATCTCTCTCACAATTAAGAATGTTTAATTGTTTGTCTATATCACGCAAAGATAGTATAGCATTACAGAATGGTCTAGCACGTGGATACTCTTTACATAAATGTTCTAGTGCTTCTTTATCTGTTGATACTTTCTGTTTACCTTTGGTGTATGCAATTACTGGTGGTAAGTTAAGCCACTCATATAAAAAACTTTTAAGCTGCAAAGGACTGTTGTGATTAAGATCTTTGTCCCATACTGCATTAGCAAACAAGTTTAACATGCGTTCAACCATGACTCTATTCTTGACAAGGGGGGCCCGGATTACTCCTGCCTTCATCTCATCAACCTTTAGTCCACGTAGCATCATACTAAGTGCTGGCTTCAAACTATCAAGTTCAAACTTGTATGTCTTCTTAGTTGTATCGTCTAATTCCTTTGATAGCTTTGACCATATCTCACTAGTAAGTGAACAGTCTAGTCCGCAATATACCCAAAGAGTTTGTTCTTTACTTAACTCTTGAGTTGCTATCTCCGTGTTCTTGATTATCCTCATCATCCCTCTCCTGTGTGGTTTCAATAAGTTTGTTAATAAACCATTTAGCTTTTTCTAAATCTTGTATTGGTTTTTCTTTGTGTTCATATCTCCATAAATATTTCATAGCACTACCTTGTAAATAATATTTAAAGCCATCACCTTGACAAGCCTTGATAGCATCAATACAACCTATGCCTCCTTTGTTGTAGTGTGATGGGAAGTTTACTGGATCTTCTTCGTCTAAGTCTTGTACTTTTTTAAAGAACTCAGTCATCTGTTTTACGCTTGTCATTTGATACCCCCATTATATAAAAAAATTCTTCTTTAGATTTCTTTGTATCTAACATAGCAAAGTCACATATCAAATCAAAGTCTTCTTCATTATTAAACAACCAATCAATTGCATCTTCTCTAAACTTTATATACTCTTTGTCCCTACCAGTGTAGGCTATGTCTTGCATAGCTTGATCCAATACTGAACGCCATAACACTATCTCATTCTCAATAGGAATATACTCATCCGCTATCGGCTTGGCCGCAAAGTATTGGGGACGTTTCATAAAATTTTATTCCTCTGCTTTAGTACTCTTAGAAAAACTTGTAAGGTTTTTCCATGCCCCTTCATTGGTATAGATAGAACCTAAGAACCCTAATCCTTTTTCCATTTCTGGCTGGAGAGAATGTTGTGCATGCATGGTGTCATGTACAGTTCCTGCTACTTCTATTCCGTATTTATGGTTAAGCCAAGACACATCATAAGTTTGATTCTGTGCTACCTTGACTATTGTTTTGTCTTGTAATAAATCTGCCACCTCTTTCCATACAGCTAACTCAGTATGGTAATCGTAAAAGGTTTGTGACTTCTTAGTTATATCTCTGAATGGTACAACCATTGAACGCTTAGGTGATGGAGCAAAACCTATACAAGTAATCTCACCACTAGCTGTCTCAATATCAAATGATAAAGGATTGTCTTCATTGTTTTCTTCTCTACATTCTTTAAAGAATGTTTTAACCTCTTCGTAAGTAGGCTCAATATATATTTCTCTCTCAGTGTTTACAATATCTGCAGTAGTAGATTCTTGCATGGCTTTCTTTAAATCACTAACTACTGTAGGTCTGAATGAATAATTTTTAAGAACTGCAAACGGACTGTACGTTGGCATGATCTTATAAGGTCTGTTTAATTTAGTTTTGTTTGAATAGGTAAGAGCACCACGATATGATCCGACTTTATCTATACTAGTCAATGCCCATAGTCCTAGCCCACCCATAGTAATTATAATGTTAGGGTTGAAGTCATTGATCTCTTTGTATAATCGGCTGATGTCTTGTTCATAGTCTTGTTTTAAAAATCCGTATTGAGAAGGAGAATAGTTTGATTGCCACTCTCCCTCTTTCTTGATAGCCTTATACTCGTTCCGCTTGTGAAAGAAGAACTGAGCATTTTCTTGTGCTGGCTTTAATTGGAATGCATGAGTGATCATAACAGTCAGTGCATCTATACCTGCGAGTGTGCACATGGGATTCAATACTTGCTGTATGCCTCCTGTATTTATCTTGTTAAGTCTAGATTCGGTAGTCGTAGGATATTCTAAAACTATGCAAATAGAATTCCCAGAATCTGGAATCTGCGACTCAACCCGCTTATGTACTGCGTAATCACTCATGCTATCACAACCTATCTATTAATAATCTTTTTAATAGATGCTTGTAATATGTCTTTGTTCTTACCAACCATCTCGTGCTTTACAACACCCGAGAAAGACTGACCGATTGCTTGCTCAAGCAACTCGCCAAAAGATTGATCTTGATCCATGTCCAAAGCATCTGTTAAGAAACTCTTTAACGACATAGCTGGATTCTTTTGCTTCATAGCATTAGGCGTTGCCCAATACTCTAGTCTTGTTGGTTCTGCATTTGCTATATCAGCCGCATCCAAATCTGATTGGATAACTCCTGTAGCTTTTACATTTATCTTCACTAACGGAGTTTGGTTCTCACCTACTCTGTCTGAACGATAGCTAGTAATTACAAAATCGTAACTACCCTCTGGTAAAGTAACCGTTTGTGGTACTTCATTTGGTGACATACTTAAAAAGTCACCCACGTCTGATCCTGTCATGGTATATACCTCCTATTTTGACATTGGTTTTGACAACTTCTTCTTCGCATTCCCTTGAATTGCATCAAACAATTTCGCAAGATCTAGCTCTGTGTTAGGTTCTAATATATCTAACGCAGGAACTTTAAGATCCATTCGATGATCTGATACAGTTCTTAGAGAACGTTCTGTGCCTTTGCTTGAACTCTTAGTGTCCACTCTACAAACACAGTTAAAGTATCGGCCCAATTTTGTAGATAGCTTTGAGCCAACACTAGTTGGATATGATTTACTCACACCCAAATCCCCTTCCATGTATTGCATGTGTGTTGTCACCACTACATTACACGGAACTTCTGAACCAGTTATATATTGTATGAGGTGTTGCACATCTCGTGCCGCTGTTCCCCACTCTGGTTGAGATGGTTGTTCTGTTGGTTTCTTATTATTAAATACTAATGCACTGCGTAATGCTGACTCACCCATAAGAGTAAGACTATCAATCACGAGCACATCATCTTTAGTCCAAGTCTTTACTGAACCAAAGTCTTCATCTCCATCTTTCCAATTAGCAATTAAGTTTGCCCCCTTACGAAAAGCTTCCGCCTTACCGATTGGATCTTTAAGAGTTACATATGATACACGACTCACTCCCTCTGGAGTTAGCAGGTCTGGTAATATAGATAGACCATCATCGTAATCAAGTATACGAAGATTCTTTCCAGCATTAGCTAATGAAGCTAGTGCCGCAGTCTTACCAGATCCGCTGTCGCCTACCAGTAATAGTTTAGTTACATCTGCTGATGTGTGTTCTTTGATGCTTGCCATTTTTATCTCCTGTGTTTGCATTATATCAAATTAATTTCAATCCGTCAATAACTTTATTATGTTACTGCTAAATAAACAATACCTAGCATAACTACTATACTAACTACTGCAAAAAATCTTATCTCATGATTCATAGTTTATCCTTTCACTTTCCACGAGCCGTCTGTGTTATAGCCACTTGGTAACTCATTTGTTTTTTTAAAATTGTTTATCGTTTTACTTATATGATAACCTTCTTCGTTCTTCATAGCCATAAATTTATTTAGATGTTTATTGCTTGGATCTAATTTAAATAGTTCTATTGATAGATAGTCTATAATCTTATGATCCATTGGTGTCTTTAAATACTTACCCATTATTCTAACTCCACTTCTATTTGTAGTTCATCGGTTGGAAATTCAACCACATTATCTTCTTTCCTTAAGTCTTTGTGTACTTCCCTATTGAAGTCTGCTTCGACTACAGTTGCTCGGCGTGATGGTGCTTCATTACATATGTCTCTAAACTTACAGCCACCATAGTTAGCACAAGCAGTAAAGTCAGCAGGATAATAATTATCCCTGGCATACATGTTAGATAAGTCTATCTTATGCATAGCATCTATATACCATTCTTCAATTACTTCATCGTTAACTTTAAATACTGCACGCTCAAAGCGTGTAAAGTTTGCACCAGTTTGTGCCGCCTCTACTATGAAACCAACAACAGGTAGTTTTAATATATGTTTTGCCGCCCATAGATATGCATACACTTGATTATTAGGTGTGAAGTTTGCAAAGTAATAACTAGTCAAGCCTGTCTTGGTAGTCTTAGTATCTACTACATAGAGTTCATTGTTTAATTCAACAACCTTATCTATACGACCAGAAAGTCTTTCACCTGTCTGAGCGAAGGGTACTTCAAATCGTTGCTCAAGTGCTGGATCTCCGTCTGGCATGGTAGCTATCTTGATTGTGTCCTCCCAAAATTCTTCGGCTCGCCATACAATAGCACGCATGGTAGCCTCAAGCCCACGGGCTTTGTCTTCAGTACGTAATAGTTCCTCACCAAATTCAAACAGTATTAACTTGATAGCATTCTTGACCGACTCATCTTTTGACTTGCCTTCAAATCTACCACGATCTAATTCTTCGAAGCCTTCATGAACTGCTGAACCAAAGCCAGTAGCTGATGAGTATTGCTTAGATTTATAACCTAATAAGTTCTGATAGTTATAGTAGCGGGGGCACGATGAAAATGCCGACAAGCTAGAGGTATCCCATACCATTTGCTTTGCTGTGCCATTACTTTGCCACACATATTTAGGGAAGTGTGGTGCTTCTATATATCCTATCCCATCGTCCATCATAGTTACTCCTTGTACATTTTGTTTATTACTGATTCTTTTTCTGCGTTATCTTTGTGCCAACCACATAAGTTTGCCGCAATAGTTCTTCTCTCACCCTCACCTTTGAATGGGTACACCATGTGTTGTAACCATATAGGAAAGATAAACAGCTTACCAACCTCTGGTTGAATGGTGCAAGTAGTTGGTGGCTTTAACATTGGATTATCTAATGAAGATGTCTTGCCATAATTAAAAGCAAGAAACCCATCACTGTTACCAGATGCTCCAAATAAATTATACTCACCATCGTTAGGACTTTTTTGTTTTGTTATTTGTTCTGGTACTTTGGTCCAGGTTGTTGCAGCTAGTCCTGTTAAAGATGGCACACTGTGGTCGTGAATAGGATTGTAATCTCCTGCATAACTATGTACTGACCACATCTCATCTACTCCCACTTGCATAT